ATGTCCAGTGGGAAAGGGGCACATCAGAGCCCGCCCCTCCAAATCCCCCCCTCCCGTGATCTTGAAACGCGTTTCTGGTCACGCTGCGTAGCGCCGAGCGGTCCGTGTTTGCGCAGGTCATGCGACCAATTCGAACAGCACATTTCCGCAGGTCAGAGCCCTGAGAGGGTGACCATCCGTCCCCGTCCCGGCTGCGCGCTCACGCTCCGAGCAGCCGGATCCTGGCCCGCCGCGGTTCGGGCAGCAGGAGGGCCTGGTGGACGGCCCCCGCGAAGGCGTAGGCGGCGTCCACGTGCCCCTTCGGCGCTTCCTGCTCACCCTCCTGGCTGCTGGCGCTGGCGTCCTTCTGCTCGCCGGGCTTGACTTTGCGGGCGAACCGCCATCCGTCGCCGACTTTCATCCGGCTGGCCGCGCCGAGGTGGCTGTTGAGGAGCGGGTCGTTGGAGTGCAGGACCATCCGGCCCTTGACGAGGCTGGCGAGGCCCATGCATGCCTCGCAGACCTCGCCGCCGTTGATGTCGGCATAGGCGGGACGGCCCGGCGCGGCGTCGGCGAGCTTGACCGGGCGCCCCTTGGGTGCGCGGAAGACGGGTGCGAGGGACGCGGCGGGCCCGGAGGGGTACCAGGCGATGACGGAGGGCTTCATGCGGGCCAGCAGTTCGGGCAGTTCGGTCCTCGCGGCTGCCGCGGAGGGCCAGGAGGCGGCGATCTCGCCCCGCACCTTCCCCTCGGGTGTCTTCGCGGCGACGGCGAGGGTGGCGTGGCCGTCGTCGGGGGCTACGTCGAAGCACGCGGCGAGGCGGCCCCGCAGGGAGTCCATGGTGACGGCCGGGTCGGCGCACGCGCCCCACGCGGTCATGTCGATCGCGGAGTCCAGGTGGCGGACCCTTTGGCAAATGACCTCTGTGCGAAAGATCTCTGGCGGGTCGGACGCCATGTCCGATGCGATGGCCCGGGCGCTGATGATGTGGCCGAGTCCGGGGTTGGCCTGGGCGATCTGCTGCCAGTCATCTATGTCGCAGTAGGCATCGCCGTCATCGTCGTAGACGCCGGAGTACTCGAACAGGCCGATCGTGTCGTCGCGGCCATGGAGGGCGGAGTCGCGGAGCTGGTTGAGTACGACGGACTCATCGTCTCCGGCGTTGGACATGGCCCAGATCTGGCTGTTGGGCCGGGCCATAGTGGTTTTGGAGACGGCGGCCCACGATTTCCAGTCGCGCTGCTCGCGCAGTTCATCGATGTTGACTTCGTCGTTGCTGCCGCCGCGGCCGGCCTTCCGGTTGCTGGCCTTGATCTTGTAACGGGCACCGTTTGCCAGCCAGAACGTCTCCTGGCCATTGACGTTCCGGACGCGCCCGATCTTGCGGGCAGGGTTGAACTCCTCGGAGAGGACCAGATCGTCCTCTATCGTGTCCTGGCATAGCTGCCACTGCTCTTTGGCGAGGTCGAGCTCCTGGGCGAGGCCGAGCACGCGCAGTTTGGGGTTGTGGTACATCCGCCAGAGCGTGATCGTGCGCTTGAGGTCCGACTTCCCGTTCTGCCGCGCAACGAGGATGAGCACTTTCCGGAACCTGTAGGTGCCATCGGGGAGCAGTTCCAGTGCGTGGATGGCGACCCAGCGCTGCCATGGCAGCAGCGGCTTGCCGATCTTCTCGGCGAAGTCGGCGACGTCGTAGCCGTCTGACGTGCGGCGGTTCAGTGGGCGCAGGGGCGCGGTGAACAGCCGCGGCGTTGCCTTGCCTTTAAGTCCTCTTGGCGCTGCGCGCAGCGCGGGCTTCGCGCTGCTGGTCAAGCCAGGTGGGCTGAGTACTGGCACTGTCACCCCCGGCGTCGATCCGCTTGCTCACGCGGGCACGTGCCGCCGGGGTCGCTCCGAGCTCGGTGAGGCAGTCCAGCAGGAGCGGGCCCATCCACCGCAGTCCCCACGCCTGGTCGTGGGCGCGCGCGCTCGTGAACTCGTCCCCGTCAGGCAGGCCGTCGATGACCTGGGCGTAGCGCTGGGCGAGTTTGCGCGCCGCGGCGTCCTCGGAGCCGAGGCCGAGCGCTGCCAGGGTCTCGCTGACGGCCGGCCAGAGCAGTTCGCTGACGTCACGCAGGGGAGCGGCCATCGCTAGCCGGCCAGCAGCTGCGGGTGCTCGCGCCCGGCCTCGCCGGCTTCGAGCCCGCGGTACCACTCATCGAGGCCGCGGCGGACGAAGCGGGCGGCGAGGGCAGCCGGTGTCCTGTCCTCGGCGTCGGCGGCGCGCTGGAGGCGTGCCTTGTCGGCGGCGCTGAGGTTGACACCTACCCGCTCGCTGCGCAATGGCTCCACAGGCACTCCCAGGTACTCGCAGGCACTAAAGATCCTCAGTTACGGACGTCATTGTGCACGGGTTTCGGTCCGTCCGTAAATTATCCTCGCTGCAGGAACGCCGCCACTGTTGCCTGTGATGCTTGGCGGCGTTCTGGGCAGGAGTGGCGGCCCGCTTGCTCTCGTGAGAGGCACGCCCGCTTGTCCACTGCCACGCTCGGCCGCCCGGGACGCCGTTCCCTGATCGGCAAGCTGGGTTCTGCGGTTGCGGCCAGGGCACGCGCCAAAGGGAAGCCCTCGAAGCTTGCCGCGGCGTTCACGGTGGCCCGCCAGCACGTTGTCACGGTCGCGGCGCTGGCGTCGGTGGACGTCGGGGCGTTCCACGGCTGCCAGGTCGCCGGGTGGGTCGTGACCGGGGTGTCCCTGCTGGCGCTCGACTTCGCGGTCACGAGCTGACCCCGTGTCCCTGATCGGCAAGGTTCTCAACCTGGCGAACCCGGCCGGCCCTCCAGTCCCCATGGGGGAGTCAGGGATCTGGCAACTGCCCCGGGCGTCGTCCTCGCGGGGCAACGCCGACGAGGCGATGCTGCGGGCCTATGGGCGCAACGGGACAACGTTCAGCAACGGCGCCCTTCTGGCCGCGGCGACAGCGGGCCCGGAGTGGCAGCTGTACGAGTGCGCCAAGCAGGACGGCCGGCGGCGGTACTCCACATCGGACGTGGGCTCCGACCAGCGCCGGCAGGTGCCGCAGCACCCGGCGCTGAACCTGCTGACCCGGCCGAACATGCACTGGTCCCGGTTCCGCCTGTTCGAGATCAGCCAGCTCTACCAGGATCTGACCGGCAAATGCCACTGGGTCATCACCAAGTCGGCGGGGATGCCGATCGGATTGTGGCCGGTGCGCCCGGACCGCATGCAGCCGGTTCCCGACCCCCAGCGTTACCTGCTGGGCTGGCTGTACACCTCACCGGGCGGCAGCGAAACGATCGCGCTGGACCCGGACGAGGTCATCTACAACCCGTTGCCTGACCCGCTGGACTCCTACGGCGGCACCGGGCCGATCCAGTCGGTCCTTACCGAGATCGATGCGGTCGAATACGCGTCGCAGTACAACCGGAACTTCTTCAGCAACTCGGCCCGCCCGGACGGCGTCCTTTCGGTGGACCACCGGGTCAGCGACGAGGAATGGGACGAACTGACGGACCGGTGGCGGGACGCGCACCGGGGCGTGGCCAGGGCTCACCGGGTGGCCGTGCTGGAAGGCGTGACCTGGGTTCCCACGTCGACAAATCCCAAGGACATGGATTTCGCGAATCTCATGTCCACGGGCGGGGACCGCATTCGCGAAGCCCTCGGCATGCACAAAATCATGACCGGGCTGGTCGATGACGTCAACCGCGCGAATGCGCAAACGGGGGAAGAGATTTTCGCCGCCTGGAAAGTCGCGCCGCGTCTTCGCAGGTGGCGGGACGTGCTCAATTTCCACTACCTGCCCCTGTTCGGCGATATGGGCAAGGGATATGAATTCGATTTCAGATATCCCATGCCGGTCAACAGAGAACAAGACAATCTCGAATTGACCGCGAAAGCCAATGCGGCGCTGTCTCTCGTCACTGCGGGTTATGACCAGTCCGACGTCCTGAAGTGCGTCGGGCTGCCGGACATGAAGCCGGTCCTGCACATCACCGACGTGCCGGCCCTGCCGCCGCGCTGGACGACACCGATGGCGCCCGGTGCCCCTGATGCCGCTCCCGGCGGGGCCGCGCAGCCGGGCGAGGCTCAGGACGCCGCCCTGCGGGAACTGCGGGCGCGGGCCGGGTGGGACTCCGCAGCCTGGGACCAGCTCGAGGAACTGCGGCGCAACGCGGCCTGGAACTCGCTGGCGGGTGCCCGGTGACCGCCACGGCGTGGGAACTGCTGGCGGCCAGCGTGACGGACGCCGCGCAGCCGGACTACTCGGGCTCCTGCATGATCGCGCTCTACCCCCCGCCGGACGTCGCCGAGAGGCTCGCAGTGCCGGGCGGCCTGCCCCCGGGTGACATGCACCTGACGGTCGCTTACACCGGGGACTGCGCGGGCGTGGACCCGTTCACCCTCGCCTCGGCAGCGCAGTCGCTGGCCAGCCGGCCGCCGGTCGCCGCCACCATCTCGGGCCACGCCCGGTTCACCGGGGGCGGCGACGGCGACGTGATCGTGGCCCTGGCGGACTCCCCGGATCTGGACGCGCTGCGCCGCGACGCCGAGACCGCGCTTGCCGTCCGCGGCCTCGGCATCCCCTCGGAGCACGGGTTCACCGCGCACATGACGCTCTGCTACCAGGACCCGGACGGCCCGGACCCGGTTGGCCGCCTCGAGTCGTTCCCGGTCACCTTCGCCGGGGTCAGCGCCGAGTACGGGACGCAGCGGTACACATTCCCGTTCGCCGCGGCGGGTGACGCGCAGAGCTGCGTGCGGCCGGACCCGTGGGACGCGCTAGCGCAGCAGGCCAGGGAGGCTTCATGAACAACGCGCGCCCGATGAGGTGCCACATCCGCGCCGAAGCCACCGCGACCAGAGTGGACGTCTTCGACGACATCGGCGAGGGCAGCTGGTTCAGCGAAGGGCTGACCGCGAAGGACTTCGCCGCCCAGCTCGCCGGGGTCAAAGGCCCCCTGGACGTGCACATCAACTCCTATGGGGGCGATGTCGGCCAGGGCATCGCCATAGGCAACACCATCCGCGCGTACAAGGGGTTCAAGCGGACCGTCGTCGACGGCATGGCTGCCTCCATCGCCTCGGTGATCGCGCAGGCGGGCGACGAGCGGATCGTGGAGCCCGGCGCGATGACGTTCGTGCACGACGCCTGGGGCGGCTGCGTCGGCAACGCGGCGGACATGCAGAAGACCGCCGGGGATCTCAACAAGCACAGCGACAACCTCGCGGAGATCTACGCGTCCCGCGCCGGGGGAACCAAGCAGCACTGGCGCGATGTCATGCAGGCCGAAACCTGGTACACCGCCGAGGAAGCCGTCGCGGCCGGGCTGGCTGACAAGGTCGGGGCCGGCCAGGCGGCACTGCCGCCCGGCATGGACCTGGCCGCCTTCACGGCGATCCCGGGCCGCATCGCTGCCCGGCTGCGCGAACTGCCGCTGGCCCAGGCCCCGCAGCCCCAGGACGCCGCCCGGCACGACCCGATGAAGGGCACCCACTCCCACCCGCACCCCGCCTACGGCAGCCAGGGCAGTGATGCCCTTCATAGCCACGAGCATTCGCACGACGGGGACGCCAGCCACTCCCACAGCCACGCCGCGGACGGCGGCGGCTCCCAGGACAGCGCATCCGGTCAGGACTGCCCGACATGCAAGGGCACCGGCAAGATCATGGAGGGCAACCGGGACTGCCCGGACTGTGACGGGACCGGGAAGAAGCCCGCAGCGAAGGCGCTGACCGCCGAGGACGTTCTCGCGCTGATCCGCCACGAGATGCAGGCCGCCTCGGGCGTCCCGGGCTCCCACGGTGACCACGAGCGGTTCGACCCGGACGGCGACGGCGACTGCGACGCCTGCCCGGAGGGCGACACCGACCACGACTACTGGACCCCGGCGGGGGAGCAGATCCAGGACGTGCCCGGCAAGCCGATGCCCGATGCACAGGACCGGGTGCTGACGCTGGACGGCATCCGCGCAGCCATCCGCGAGGAGCTGGCCCCTCTCGCTGCCTTCCTGAACGCCGACGTGGACAACTCCGCCTGGGACGCCTCCAGGGCATGGCACGCGGGCGCTGAGTCCGACGACCCGGCGGCGTTCTACGCCGGTATCTGCGCCGGCAAGAAGGCGGGCGACCCGGCCACCCAGGACGCGTGGGCGCTGCCGTACAAGTACTCCCCGTCCTCGCCGCCCAACGCCGCGGGCGTGAAGGCCGCGCTGGGCAGGCTGCCGCAGACCGACGACCTGACCAACGCCAGCGAGGCCAAGGGCCTGCTGCAGGGCCTGATGAAGAAGATCAACCCGGACTACGAGCCCTCAGACCACGCTGACGGCGGCCCGGGAGACCACGACGGCAACGACTTCTCCGGGACCGACCTGGAGCAGATCAGGACAGCTTTCAAGGCTCTGGAAGGAGCGTTCGAATGAAGGGGCAGCTTGAGATCCCCCAGACCTCCGAGGAGCTGCAGGAGCTGCTGCACGACGCGGGGCGGATGAGCGACATCCTCAAGAACGGCGAGTTCGGGGAACTGACCGCCGGCTACATCGCCAAGGCCATGGCCGACCAGCGGCAGGAACTCGCCGCCCAGATGCGCGAGCAGATGGAGACCGGCAAGCAGTCGATCCTGCAGTCCTGGGCCGAGCAGGGCATGACCCCGGCCAACGGCTTCCGGCCCGGCGGCGCAGCAGTCTCCAAGCGGGACGCGCGGGCACAGCGCATCATCGCCAGGGCGAAGCGCCGGATGCCGGACGCCGAGTACCAGGCGGAGCAGCAGGGCCTGTTCAGCGGCATGGCGATGGGCGCCCAGTTCGATGAGGAGTCCTACGCGGAGTCGATGCGGGCGTTCATGTACCGCATCTGGAAGGCCGAGCCGGCCGCGAAGGACAGCGGCAACGGCGACCTCGTGGCCGCGATCCGGGCCGACAAGGAGAAGCTGTACAAGGCGCTGACGGCCCGGCCGCAGAACGCGAGCCTGTCCGAGCGCCTGCCGGCCGAGGGCGGGTTCCTGGTGCCGGAGATCCTGCGGTCCCAGATCCTGATGCTGGCCCTGGAGCAGTCGGTGGTCCGGCCCCGCGCCCAGGTGATCCCCATGGACTCGCTGCGTGTCCCGATGCCGGTCATCGACGACACCAGCCACGTCAGCAACGTCTACGGCGGCGTCGCGGCGTACTGGACGGCAGAAGGTGCGACGCTCGCGGCGACCGCGCCCGCTTTCGGCCGGTTCGAGCTGGAAGCGCGCAAACTGACCGCATACACCACGATCCCGAATGAATTGTTGCAAGATTCGATCACCCCGCTCGACCGCTGGTTCGACATCTTCTTCCCCAAGGCCATGGCCTACTTCGAGGACGTCGCGTTCATCAGCGGGACGGGCGTCGGGGAGCCCCAGGGTTTCCTGAACGCGCCGGCCGCCATCAAGATCTCGCCGACCGGTGGCGCGAACACGGTGGCCTTCGCCGACGTCGCACAGATGTTCACCCGGATGTGGCCGCCGTCGCTGCGCAACGCCGTGTGGCTGTGCTCGCCGGACATGTTCGCGATCCTGCTGGAACTGTCCCTGTCCTCGAACGTGGCGCCGCCCCTGATGCTGCAGTCCTACCAGGCGATCGACGCCCCGGCCGGCGGCTCGGGCGACGGCGTCAACTACAAGCTGATGGGCCGGCCGCTGGTCGTCTCCGAGAAGATCCCGTCGAGCCTGACCGGAAACACGACCACGGCGGGCGCGCTGTCCTTCGTGGATCTTTCCCAGTACCTCTTGGGCGACCGCCAGTCCATGCAAATCGCCA